GAGTTGTTGCTTGACGAACAATAATAACATCTCCGACCTTAACCGTAACATTGCCAGTTACTGTTGCAGTTACGATTCCGCCGACCACATCTACGTATCTTTCCGTGATATTAAATGTCTGTGGCTGGGTGTAAGCCCCTCCGGGAGATAGTGTAAACCCGTCAGTCATGGTTGCGCTAGAAACCCCAAATGAAGTGACAGTTTGGCTTGTAGTAAACGTGTAAGTAAACTGATCCTGTGTTGATACAGCTAGAACAGTAAAGATTCCATTTGCTGGAACTAATGTAGCATGAGTAAGTCCAGCTACAGTTATTGAAGTTCCAGCAACCAAACCATGCTCACGAACATTCATTGTAACAGTAGTTCCGCTTTGAGACGCTGAAAGAATTGGCCTTCCATTTGGAAACCATTCAAGTGCTTGTTGACCGTCACGAAAAAGCATCACCCTGTCAAACACCTGAATCATGTCAGTGTCAGCACCAATAGCGTCTCCAGCAGGATACGGAATGTCCGTAATCGCATAACCATCCAAGTCGATCTTCTTGGCGACAGTATCCAGAGCAATAATTACATACTCCTTGTTGCTATCGTTTGGATCGCTGAACAAGCAGGAAGCACGGACGTTGGCGGCAGCATCATCATTGATTGGAGCTTGAGACAACGTGCCAGCACCTGAAACAGCTGTTGTTGTTGCTGCGACAGGAAACGTCATGGTTGTTGCCGACGTGTAAGTCAAAAGTCTGATTCCATTAGGATCTGTCCCAGTAAAGGTTAATCCAGAAATTAAGCCGTAGCCAATTGTTCCCGCAACAAATTCGTGTCCAGCAGTGATTGTGATGGTCACTACGCCGGAGGCAAGTGAGGATGATGCGATTGCTTTTGAAGTAGAAATAATTACTTCTTGCTCAGTTGCAAATACTACGCCTCCCTCAGTCACGAGCGTATCTCCGCTCTCAATAAGAATATATTCGGTATTGTCTCCCGTTCCAACTAAAAGAAACGGAAGGGCCAATGGGGAACCGCCAGTAGTCAATGCACCTGTCCTACTCACCACGTTCTTTCGTGGCTTCCAATAACCCTCCATTCGCCCATTCAGAGACTCTCTTACCTCACCCTCTTGGAGTTGGTTAAGTTGGTCTCTCTGATTAACGCGTCCAAAGAAACGATCAGCCGTCTCGCCAATCGCGTCGTCCATAGCACTACCACTTTGAGAAAATTGAGACATTAAAAATTGTAACTGTTGTTTCGACTTAAGGGCGAGAGCAAATGATCGCAATAAGGAGCGTGAGAGACGAAGGGATCACAAGGTCAGCCAAGAAAGCCTTCCGTGTCAGCTTAATCGTGCCGTCTGGTGACGATGGCACTGCCAAAGTGAAGTTCTGCGTTGCTGTCGGTGATTGTCCTACTTGGACTGCATTTGCTTTGATGAGACTCATAGTGGTGCTTTAATGTTTGCGTTTATTTTATCTTCCAATTTCAAACCAGTTTTGTCCATCACATATTAATTCAATCACATCAAATGCAGATACTGAATTTGAATTTAATCTGATATTGCCAGTATTAGTAAATGTTATTCCCCCCGTTCCTGCTTGTAAATATAACCTTCTACTGGGAGCTTGTGCTGTAATATTTTCTATTACAGTAGCTCCAGTTATTTGCCACATTTCTCGCCCATAGCCAAATGACATTGTGCTTGCTGCTGTTACAAACTGGCTTCCATTTTCTTGAAGATTGCTTGCAACACCTTCAATTATTGGGCCTCCAGCATAACCAGAACCATTTATATAAGGTTGTGATACTGAATAAAAGCGAACTCCGTTTATAGATACCCTTGTAGGTTGATTTAAAAGATTTATTCCCCCACCAGCAAATTGATCTATTGTTGTGCTTCTAATATCAACAACATCTGCTTTTCCAGATGTTCCATCTATAGTCATCGCATAACTTGAGTCTGGTAACAAGCTACCAATATATCCATCTGTAATTGATATATTTTTACCTTCAATCAACCACCTCCCCTCGGTTGTCCATAAACCTTGGATTTGAATACCGCCAGCATTTTGACCAATGTAAACAGCATTTTTAGTAGAACCGACTTGAATCCAACCATTTTGAATTTGAACTAATGATGCTGAATTGATTAAAATTCCATTCATTGTTCCGCCAGCTTCAGCATTTAATCCATAAACACAATGATTTGATTTTTCACTTGATGAAATATTATATGTAATCAATGAATTCCCAACACTGGAAACCATTACGCAATTATACAAAAATGTTCCAAGTGTAAAATCATCAAAATAAAAACCATTGTTTTGAAAATCATCAAAGTAACAATTTTCAAAAGTCAAATCTATACAATAATTCGATCCACCAGTTTGACCCAATGTATAAACACAGTCGCCAATAAGCCCGCGCATAAAACATCTTTCAGCCTTAAATCGCATTGCCTTGAATAAACGAATTCCACCCCACATTTTTTTAACGGATGAAACATATCCATAAATATCAAGGTTTTTAAATTCAATAAAATAAGCGAATTGAACATCTATTACATATGCACTTGTCCATGCAGCAGATGAAGTAGTTGTAAATGTTATGTTTTCAATTGAGACATCGCCAAATCTATTTGCAAGTGTTCCATCTCCAATTCTTATAATTGTAGTATTTGATTGCGATTGTTGCAATGTGCATTGCCCATAACCAACAATATAAATACTATTAAGCAATATAAGGGTTCCGCTTATTTTATAGATTCCAGACGGAAGTATTAGTTGTTTTCCTGTAGCAGCATTAATAGCAGCTTGAATCGCGGCAGTGTCATCAGCAACCCCATCCCCCACCGCCCCGAAATCCTTGACGTTCACGGTGTCTGCAAAGCGATCCTTAAGGCTCCTAGAGGCACTTGAACCAGTCGCAGTGACGGGCAAGTTGTTGCCAAGGGTTCTCGCTGTGATCTTCTTGTTGGTCCCACTGACCGCCATTGTGGTGTCCTCAATGTCCACAACTTGGAGCAAGTCGTCCACCGTTACAGTGGTAGCCGTCGTTAGTTCTGAGATTTTCTTGCTCATAAGTTTTTAAAGGGGGTTAAGGGTGCGATAGGTTGACTAAGGGTTTCATGGGTATGTTAAGCTCTTCCTGTTTCATACCATTGAATACCGTTGTGTTTTAAACACAAAACGGTTCCAGCACCTGCATTTAAATTTGCACCACTAAGAAGTTTCATATTTGTAATAGAACCAGTTCCACTAAATACGGTAAGAGTTCCAGAAAAGATTAACGTGACTTCACGCCCAACCCATCCGTGTTGTAGCGTTCCAAAATTAGTGGTTCCAGTGATAGTGAACACATCTCCGTTATTTGGTAAAAGCACAGCTGCCGAAGAAGCAACCGACGAAGCCGTCAGTAAAGAACTTACAGGTTGACCAGTAAAAGTTGTAAATACACACTCTTTGATTTGAACGTTATTATTTGCAATACTTGCTTGCACTGGAGTAATCAACGTATCTCCAAAAGTAACGCCAAGCAAAGATATTTTAGATGATGAATCATCAACAGTTACAGCACTTGCAGTAGATCTAATCACGCCTCCTAAGATATGTACATCTCCATTTTGCACCAAGATTCCGTGCGAACCACATCCCCATATAGTTTGATTATCTATTAAGGTGTTTAAATTAGCATCGACATTAATAAATATACCAGCAGTATCCTGCGCGGCTGCTTGGCAACCGATTAATTTTGTTTCATAACAAGTTTCTTGAATAACGTATCCAATGCTACCAACATGCAACGGGGCTCCATCGTAAGCATTGTCAGCTCCACAAGCAGTCATGACGCTTGAGTTTGCGTTTGAGACTTTAAATCCAACTGCATATCCATAACTAAAACAATTAGTCAATTTTGCCCAATCAACAAAATCATGTAAGTAGTAGGCCGTCCCAGACCGAATTAGATTTTGCCAAGATTGACCACTAACGATTGTTGCAAACGGCCAAGCATGACAATTTGTCATATAAGGAACATCATTGCAGTTTGTTATTTCAATACCGTTGATATTGTCGTGGTACAAATAATCCACACGCAATCTTGCAGTACCGCTTGAATAAACAGCTTTATCAAATCCCATAATCATGCATGATCTTACACTCGCATCATCACCTGTGACAGTTACCGCAGTTCCAGCAAACGCCGCTGATGTGCTAGATGTTGTTGCTGGAAATGTCATAGCATAACGATAGATCAACAAACTTTCAAGCCCAGCTCCTCCTTGGAGTGAAATAGTGGCAGTAGAGGCAACTCGCAAACTACCACTAGCGACTACCGAATAATCCGTAGCTGCTCCTGAGCCAACAGTTGACCTGCCCGGCATTTTAAAATTACCAACGAGAAATACGTTTGGTTTTATTGTTAAATTTGATGCGACACGAAATTTTCCGATAGTCTGCACAATCCCTCCCTTGGTTCCAAAAGAATCAATAGCAGCTTGGATCGCAGCAGTATCATCAGCGATACCATCTCCAGCAGCCCCGAAATCTTTCACATTCACCACATCAGCGAATCGATCTTTAAGTTTTCTTGACGTAGTAGATCCCGTGGCAACTACTGGAAGATTATTTCCAACAATCTGCGCCGTGGCCTTTTTATTCGTGCCCGTGACCGCCATCGTAGTGTCATTGACATCTACAACTTGAATCAAGTCACTGGCTCCAATATTCGTTGCCGAGCTAAGCCCGGAAATCTTAGTAGCCATAATAATCTTTAATTAGAATTAAGCGTAGTAAACAATCACCACACCGGAGGTCAGAACCACGGAGCTAAAGTCACCACCAATGCCTAGGCCCGCAGGAAGGGTAATGGTCTGCAACCGCGATGCACCAGAGATGCTCCCAGACGCACTCGCCACAGTAGCCAACACAGCGTCATTGACCACCTGAATCCAGCGGATCTTGCCAGTGTAAGTAGTTGCCGCAGTGGAAAGCACAATGCCTCCACCTTGACCTTGTAAATCCCAGCTAATTGGACTTGCCATAATTATATTAAAGTATCACCAACGCAACACGCAATGGTTCACGCGCAAAGTAACACATTACGCATCCTTGTCAAGCACGTCGTAAAGTGTGATACCATACACAAAAATGGACGCTTAACGTCGTATCCTGCACACCACAGCACATCGTAGCACATCGCAAGAACAACGCATAGAATCCGAACCACAGGTCAAGCCCTACTTGACATGCAACTCACATCCTAAACAATCCCCCTTTGGCCATTTTTTGTCTGGTGGGTTTATCGCTCCCGCTTTTCCCGCGCCTCCAAAATCCTGACCCCCTCCCCCCCGGCCTGACGCACAACTTGTTACAATAACCGTAATGCTGAATCGTGTTCCACAGGCCGTAGCCCATGTTCTAGGCTTGTTCCACGGGATTCATTCCCTAGCAGAAGCTGTAATTAACTCGTTATTTCGTGAGCCGTGCGATGAGACTACTACATGTGGTGGTGTCTATGTCGATAAACCGTGGAGAACGAAATGCTTGACACGTTTTCAGAATCCTGATTAAAATTCCTCCGGAGGAAGGAGACGGAGTCGATTCTGAACCAGCTAATGTGCGCGTTGAAGATATCCTGTGGCTTGTGGGAATGGATTTCCCCGCCGAGCATTGGGTTTCCAATGGGCTTGTTCCTTGCCTTGCTTGCTCTTCATGGTCCCTTGGAGATTTGACAATACCCCTTTAAGATAGCCACTAGGTAACGCCGAGCTTGGATCTCTTACGGCATGGCTGAGTCGCTGCCAATGTAACTAGGAGCCGTTATTTGGCCTGTGGGATGGCTCGTTTGCTCGTGGTCCTGCTTTTCCGTGGTCTGGCAATCCCTTGTGGATCATGGGTTTGCGGCATGTCTTGAAACTGTTTTCACTTTTTAGAAACTTTTTCTCGCCAATGGGCTCTCTGGGCTTTATGTTCCTCTCAGTTGGCCGCCGCGCCGCTGTTGTTTCCCTAATCCCTGATCTCGAATCCTGCTTATGAACTCCCTAAAAAAATACACCGTTTGGACACATTATGAGATTGATCCGTTAATTATTGAAGCCTCTTCAAGGGCAGACGCCTTGATGAAGGGTTTGGCTCTTGTCGCCGACAATCCACCTGTCATTCCCTCGCGCGAAGAATCCGCTTGGTATTGCAGCGCGGCAGGGCCTGTGGAGTCCCACGTTTGGGCCAAGCGCTTGGCGTCACCATTACCAGAGCCCTTCTCCCGCGTCACCGCCAAGCCACGCTTGGGATTTTCCCGCTATTGATCCACCTTCAAATCCAATCCCGCTAACACACACACCACACAAAACCATGAATTCCTCCATCCTCATTATTCCCGCCGTCTTTTTCGTCGCAATGGTCGCAATCTTCGGATGGCGCAAAGCACCGGGGATATTCATTGGAATCATGGCCGCCTGTGCCATCATTTACTGCGCCGCCGCAATCGTCCACGCTTGAACATATGAACGACAAACCGATAAACACTTGTACGAGAATGAAATTGACGATTTGATCCGCTCATATATCCACGACCACGGGACGCTGATTGAGTTTGACTGCGGCATCATCGTTTCCAGCTTCTAAATTCCGAAACGCCTTTCGGGGCGTCTGGCGGTGAATCCGTCACTGACGAGGAAAACAAACAAAACGAAAACATGACACACACACACACGCAAGGAGAATGGATAAAACTGGGCTGCACGGTTTACGCCGGGGAAACCATGATAGCGGGAACCTACTGCGAAGGGAACCGCAGATTGCACCCGGTCATTTTTGAAAATGATATCGTGCCGTCTTCAGTGGCGATCCACGGCAACGGATGGGACGAGGCCGCAGCAAATGCTCGCCTTATTTCCGCCGCGCCTGAATTGCTGGAGGCTTTGCAAATGCTCATGCCGCAGGAACCACGGGAAGCCGACAGCTACGACCGCGTAATGTGGGAGAACGCCCGCGCCGCAATCGCAAAGGCAATCGGAAAGGAGGACGCATGAAATTTGCCTGCTCACGATGCGGAAGCCGTCACTGGCCCGATCCTGAGAGTTCTTGCCCGCTATGCAATGACGAGAGGGAAGAACCCGCCGAAGCCCTTGACAACCCCTTGGAGGCGCAAGAACAGGCTATTGAGAGATTTACCCGTGATGGGTGCAGGCTTCTTTCAGCCCTCAGATGGTGGCGGTCAATCGACAAGCAAACGGACGAGCCGCAAACGCCGGAAACGATGGCTGAACGGCTCGCATGGCTTCACACGGAAGCTTGCCGGGACGCATGGGATGACATGGAACAATCCCCTTCGCATTTCGCATGGGCGGACGTTTGCTCACTTGCAGGCTTCGACCTTTGCAAACATTACAGAAAACCAAACCAATAGAAACCAAACGAAATGAGAACACACAAATCAGAAAGCGTTAATCAATACGGGCAAGGAGACTCAACCGTCTGCGTTACCCGTGCGGCATGGCGAAGGGAACACGGCGTTACCAAGAAGGACGCCACTCTGTTCATCGGCGGGGCATACGGCGAAGTAAGCCGGAAGTTTGCCGCTGGCATCTTGCGCCAATTCCGCAAAGACAAAACCGAGAGGAGGACCGAATGATCGTGGATTTTAATCTTTTGGTCAGGGAAACGGCGGATGTTTTCGGAGTCACTCCCGAGGACATTCTGGGGCCAAAGCGAACGAAACACGTCTCAATGGCTCGTCATGTCGTCATGGCTTGTTGGGCGGACCATCACCCTTACCAAGACACGGCAAACCGTTGCAATCGGACCTGTCACAGCACCGTAATTTGGGCGCGGCAAAGGATATTGAATGAAGCCGAAATGGATCTCTCATTCGCCAAGATGCTCGCCGCTATCTCAAACCGCTGCCAATACGGGGCGGAACAAGAACCCGAAAAAAAAGAGAAACAAATTGAAATTTGCGCTTGAAACCGGATCGAACCCGGCTAAAACGAACACGCATTCAGCACTAAACAAAACGAAAGCATGACAACAACAACGAAAACAAACGAAGCGATTGCGGCGCACGAACCGCAAAGCATGGCACTGGCGCAAGTGAGCGCAGAAACTCAGGCATTTGAGCTAATCCAGCGGCAAGCAATGATGCTGAGCAAGTCAACGCTAGTCCCCAA